CCGACTACGCCACTCTGCTGCGGAAACAACTCCGTCACCTCCTCGCTGCCATCGTGAATCAGGTTTGCGGGCCAGCGGCCTGCATTGGCATCCCAGCCCTTTGTCTCAGTGTTCGCGTTGGTTCCGCTAATAGTGTGCCCGGAGCGAATGGTCTTAACGGACGCCGGCACGCCCTTCATGCCACCCACCCGACACCCATCCACATTGATAGCCCCAGTTCCACGCGCGATCACGTTCTCCGCCACGGTGCCGACTAGCGGCTTTCTTGCCACCGTGATCGGCTCAAGAGCTGGCTTCAGGGCGGTGCCCCAGCCTTGCCATTGGCGGGCGGCGTCGGTGGCGGGGCTTGTTTCCGGCGGACGAGTTGGTTCACCGTAAGTGTTTGCTCGGACTAACCCGCCGCGATCCGCCCATGGGTTAGGACCAACCACCTCGCAATCGACCCCCGCCGCCTTGTCGATTGCCTTGCTTACGTCCAGTGACTTCGGAAACCCTGAACCATAGACCCAGGCAATCATGTCGCGTATTTCGAAACCGGCGTCCTCGATGCGCACGGCCATGCGGTGCTGCGTCCGGGTGCCAGCAAACGCCAGCAGGTGGCCGCCAGGCTTCAGCACACGCAGGCACTCTTGCCAGAGTTCAACGCTGGGCACGTCGTAATCCCACTTTTTGCCCATAAACGACAAGCCGTAAGGGGGATCGGTGACAATGGAATCGACGCTGCTGCCTGGCATCGCTCGAAGGGCGGCTAGGTTGTCGCCAAGGTGTAGGGTGTAGGGAGGCATGTTGATAAAAGCTATTTCGTGAACATCAGGGCTTTTGCAGAAATTTTCCAGAGGTGGTTACTCATCGAGCTTTTTCAAGCTGCGCTAAATTCAGACCCCCTCCCCCTATCTTGCGACTCAGCAAGGCCGCACTGTTGAGACTCAGCTAGCTTGCTGTGGCGTAAATCGTTGATCTTCATGGCGTTACTTTGTGTCGGGTCACTTCGCATTACGCTTATTGTTTGTAGTTAATCCCTGCTAGTCTCAATAGGCTCAGGCTCGCTGACCTCGGTGAACTCACCCTCGAGAACGATGCCGTTGGCGTCAAAGAGGGAGTTAACGCTTTGATGATCAACGCGTAAGCGATGCTCGACCACGGTTTGCGGCTGGTCGTGGAGCGCCTGGATTTTGTCAATGGCAATGGCTATGGCGATGGGTAAACTAGCCAGTGGGATCTGCTCGACCTGCTCCTCTAGTTTACTCGCTCCCTTGCTCACGAATCGGCTCAGAGTTGCCGCTGTGCTCTTCTTCCACGCGGTCAGATTGAAGCTAGGGTCACTCTCCTCTGCTCGATCTCGTATGGCTGCTACAGTATGCGTAGAGAGGCCATGTTCACTTGCTACAGCTACCATGCCTGTTCCTGAGCGTAGTGCAGCTAGGACGCTTTGCTTTACGTCTTCCGGCACCTTATCACCGCTGCTCGGCGTGCTATCTGTCTTCAGTCTACCTTCCATGATTTTGCTCCTCGTATTCGGTTATTGATTCAGCTAACTGCCTTGGTGTTCGGATTGTCTTTAGTTTCATCCGCTCTCCTACTTTCGCCGCTCTGCCTGCTTTCCCACGGTCATTATCGTAAATGAACCAGCTCAGCAAGCCGGACTTATCCAAGTATTTTAATGCACCATCAAAGATCTTCCAGATCGCAGTATAAAGTGGTCCATCAGCTTCTAGCGTGCCCGCTTTCATTGCGTTGTTGCAGGCTTTATCCAGCGCCTTGTGATCGGCGATGGTGGCCTTTATGACCGCTTCCCAGTAGAGGATTCTTTGTTTCTTGTTCATCGTTTAGCCTTTCTTTGTAGTTCTAGCAATTCTAGAGCCATAGCGGCTTCCTTGGTAATGGTGCCACTAGATTCACGTTGGTTGATGGTTTTCCGGCTTATGTCTAAAGCATCAGCAAGAGCGGCCTGGGTCATCCCCAGCCGCTCCCGTGTGGCTTTGTATTCGGTGGCGGTCATGGCATCATTTCCCCTCCCATTTGAGCTACAAGCTTTTCAGCTTCTTCACGCGGGCCATTAAAAATCACAGGCATATATTCGCGCTTTATCCAGTTTCGAATTGAGTTGCAGTCTCCGCCGCCAGCGTAGCCGATGTTAATTTTCTTGGCCTTGCGGAGGTTGTTATTGTTATCCATCCAAAATTTAGGGGTGTTGAAGTTGTTCATGGTTAAGGATAGTAACAAAACGTGACAGATAGTCAAATGCTAAATGTTACTTTTCTTCACTTTCTTTCTTTGTTTAGCCTTAGCTTGTCGTTTCTCGGCTCGTTTACCCCATTTAAGGCCATCAGCCTGGAGTTGTTCCCACGCTGGGAAAAAGATACTCTCCATGCAACGCACGATCTGCTCCTCTTGCTCCTGGGTAATACCAAATCCGACTCCAGAGATAGCTAGGGCAGCGTGCATGAGTTCGTGGCGCAAGGTGTCCATGGCAGTCATAGCGTCACCCTTCAGACTAGAGCTGAGAGCGATGCAGGCAGAATCGTGGCAATAAGTGCCAAACTCCTCGATGTCAGCCCAGACAATGCTGAGCTTTTTCCCGCCGATGTTGATACTAGCTTTCACGGTGTGCTTTAATTTTAGCTCTTGCCGATTCCAGTTGTGCGATGGCGTTGTTGATCCACATCACGCAGTCGTTCCAGTTGTCATCAAGCCAAGCCCTTTCGGCAGAATCGCAGTCATCGCACGCTGTGCAGATATTTAGGATCGCACTTTCGATGGCTGATATTGAATCTTCAGTGTTGTTGCTCATATGGTTATTCCCATTCTCCTAATGAGACTAAAGCGCCGATGATGCCGTAGTTAGCTAAGTCTAACCAGCTATCGAGAACGCTTTCATTCTGCGCTGTGTCTTTGTTCAGTAGATTAGCCAACCTAGCTGTTTTGTCATCGCAGCGAACGATGACGCCATATTGACCATGCCTGGCGATGTTCTGGCTGCCATAGTCTTGCTGCTTGCGGTCGAGAGTCTTGATATTCTCAATCGCTAGCGTCAAAGCCTTGCGGCCAATATCAGTCTTGAGTTCTAGCCTTTCGGCTAAAAAGTTGTAGGCGTCTGTGTCCATGTTAGAATTTAGCTGGTTCCCTGAACTTGTAGAATCTCCCGAGGAAGTCTAGCTCTAGTTTCCAGAACCTTTCTCCGGTGCGGTTCTTTTCGCAAGAGACAATGCGTTTCTCGTCGTTATCGTCCACTTTGTTCAGAAACAGGATATGGTCAGCGTCCTGGCCTATGGCTCTGGACTCCCTGAGTTGATTATTGTCATTCAGCTGGCTAGCGGTAAGCACGACTTTCTGCGACTTCACTGCCGTGCGTTTAAGCCTCCTGGAGATACTAGCCACTAGCTCCTCTCTTGTAGCTCCCTTCCGTCCTTCGTCCTCCATAAGCTGGAGATAGTCCACCATCACTACGTCAGCTTCACACTGTTCAATATCGGCCAGGATCTCCGTCGCTGAAGCTCCATTAACATCCACGATGTCAGCCTTAGCTTTAGCTAGCCTGCGGATAGCCTCATGGAGAGCTACGGTGTCGCTACGGCTCATCAGTCCCTTCCAAACTGCCTGGTTGTCGAGTCCACCTTGGCTGCAAAGGATGCGGTAGGCTTGCTCCTCTTGGCTCATTTCTAGCGGATAGATCCTGACTCGTTTGCCAGCGTCGAGAGCACTTTCTAGGAAGTTCTGCATGAGCACCGATTTACCGTCTCCAGGTTTACCGGCAATGACCCAGACTCGACCTGGCTGCATGCCCTGTGTTTTAGCGTCAATCGTATCAAAGCCGGTCGAGATGCCTGGGAGTGCATTACCTCGCATCGTTCTGGCTTCGATCCCTTCGATGATATCCACCGATAACTCTCCCATGGTTTTGCTAGCGAGTGGCTTGCCAGGGATCTTGCCTGCTTCGGCCAGCATGGACTCAGCCTCAGCAATGGCGGTGCTAGTATCCGTTCCAGCCACGACTGCCAGTTCTAGCGTTTCTGTGGCTTTTTTTAGCGTCTCAATGCGTTTCCGCACCTCATACCCTCGGCGCAAATCTGAAACGTATTTTGGGGCGTTTCTGTGCAAAACAGGGCTTGTCCAGAGTTCGGTCAGCCTCGCAGCTCCACCAAACGTCTCTAAAGCGTCTTTTTCGCGCAGCTTGGCAGTCACCAGCAGCAAATCAGGCGACTCGTCACGGCCTACGCTGTCCACCAGCTCACGGAACAAACCGCGATTCTCGGGTGAGAACATGTCAGCCGTAATGGCATGGAGAGACTTTCGCAGACTCTCGGGGTCTTGAGCGAAAATAGCCAGCAGGCTTTCCTCGGTGGCGGCTTGCAAACTCACAGATTAAGTCCTCCTGTTGCTTTAGGTTTCGTGACTGGCTGCTCATCTTCCCACCGTCTCTGGTTCAAGTAGGTCGAAGGGTGCGGTATGAACTTCCCCTGGTCTTTCGTCCAAGCGTCCTGCTTGGTTTGCCAGGCCAATGCAGCTAGGACGGTGGCAAGGTCAGGTTGCTGCTTTTGCCACGACTTCTCCGCAGCTCCCTTTCCCGTCTTGTTTGGGTAGGCTTGCCAGAACTCTGTGAAACCTACGGAAGTACTATCTTTGGTTATTGGTTCTTGGTTAGAACTAATGTTCAACGTCTGTTGAACAGGTGTTTCC